AAGGATACGCTTGAGAACATCACTTGTGCAAACACAGACCCCTGCTGATCTCCTTCAGTTGATGGGTAATCTTCCTGTCGGGAGCATTCTGGCTGTAGTTGACCAGGTCCTGGCTGAGAAGGACTTCTCCCAATTTGTTCGTCAGGCCTGGGATGTAGTGGAGCCTGGTCGTCCCCTAGTATGGGGTTGGCATTTACAGGCCAAGTGTGATCATCTCCAGGCAGTTTATAACTTCTCAGTTCCTGAAGAGATCGACCCAGAAGCAAAGAAGCAGGTTCAGATTCAACGTCTAATCATCAACGAGCCCCCCAGATGTTCTAAATCCCTTTTCACCTCTGTGATGTTTCCAGCCTGGGTGTGGACCAGATGGCCTGGTGCCCGCTTCCTCTGTATTACCTATGCTGATGACCTTGCTCAGAGGGATGCTCTGAAGACCCGGATGCTCATCGAGTCGGAGTGGTATAGGACCAGATGGCCTGGCCTAGATCTTTCTGAGGACCAAAGGGCCAAGAGCCGATACAACGTTGGTTCTAGTGGTGGTTTCCGTGTTTCTACGACCATTTTAGGCATGGCCACAGGAGAGGGCGGGGACTTCCGGATCATAGATGATCCTCACAATGTGAAGAAAGCTCTGTCTGATGTAGAGCGCAAACAGGCGAATACCTTCTACGATTTGACCCTGCCAACTCGTGTTGTCAATCCTGAAAGGTCTTCTACTATCATCTGCATGCAAAGACTCCATGAGGATGATCTTACAGGGCATGCACTCCAGAGTGAAAATAAGTTTGATCATCTTTGCCTGCCTATGGAATACGAGGAGGAGGTAGGCAATAGGTGCCATACATCCTTAGGATTCCAAGATCCTAGGAAAGAAGAAGGCCAACTTCTTCATCCGGAAAGATGGACTAGGAAATCCGTAGACGAACTGAAAAATGACCTCCGTCTAGAATTGGGTGATTTTGGAATAAGCAGTCAGCTTCAGCAGCGTCCCACTCCCCTGGGCGGAGGGATGTTCAAGCCCGAGAATCTTATTGAAGTCAGTATTTGGCCACCATCAGACGACCTTCTTCGTGTTGTTCGCTACTGGGACAAGGCTGCTACTCCAGGAGGTGGAGCTTTTACTGCAGGAGCCTTGATGGCTCTCCGGAAGTCCACCCAACGCACTATCATCCTGGACATAGTCCGTGGTCAGTGGGGTACAGACAAGCGGGAGCAGATCATCAGGGACACCGCCTACGCCGATCTCAGAAGACTCCAGATCCCAATAGGGAAGTTCACAGTCAAGGTGGAGCAGGAGCCTGGTTCTGGGGGCAAGGACTCGGCCCTCTTCACCTGCACCAAGACCTTGGCTGGGTTCAATGCCCTAAAGGTTCCCAAGACCTCCGATAAGATCACAGAGTGGAACCCGTTCTCAGCTCAGGTGAATCTCGGTGCGGTGGAGATATTTACGGCTCCTTGGAATGCTGCCCTGAAAGCCGAGATGAGAGGTGCCCCATTCGGGAAATACAAAGATCAGCTGGATGCCTGCGCTGGAGGCTTTAAGCACATCTGGATAGGGCCACGAGCTGGAGTGCTCGGGTGATAGAACTTCAGAGCTTTGATGAGAGGAGCTTGGGGATGCCGCAAAATTCAATTTCTGTTGATTCTTCAGTTGTTGGCTGGCTGATGGCTGCATGTGGCACTCTGGTTATGTTCCTGTTGGGTTTGGGTGCCAAAGATCTCAAGGACAGGCTGAAAAAGAGTGAGCAATTATGCTTGGAGATTGAACGAGTCAGGGGTGAATTGCTCAAACAGATAGCAAAACTGAACGGCGAGATACAACGCCTTGAGCAACGAATCGAAGACTTTATAGGAGATTAGAGCCATGAAACGTATCGCCATAACTGTGCTACTGAGTCTATTGCTCAAACAGATAGCAGAACTGAACGGCGAGATACAACGCCTTGAGCAACGAATCGAAGACTTTATAGGAGATTAGAGCCATGAAACGTATCGCCATAACTGTGCTACTGAGTCTGCTGATAGTGGGCTGCTCGACATTCCAAAGCTACCAGGCCGGAGAGCGCGGCTGGCAGGAGCTTGCCGTTGCCTCGTGCCAAGACTTGCAGCTTGCGGGACTTGGGGCGTCGGCGGCAGTGGCCTGGACCCGGATCTATTTCCCAAACCAGCAGGAGGCTTTCGTCAACACCATTGAGCCTCTGCTGTGCCAGATCGTTGCCGGGGTAGATGCCTACTGCGCTGCGGTCGAACTGGTCAAGGATGCAAGCGGATTCGTCGATGTCTTGAAGAAAAAGAGCGAGCTGCTGACCCTAGTTGAGCGGCTGGAAACATTGATCGCGGTGGTGAAGGGGCAGGCGTGATGGGACCAATGATTATCACGGCTGGCAAAAAACCGCCCACGGGCGGACTCATCTATGATTGGGAGCGTGGTCTGGATCCATGGCATTGTGATGCTTTCCCTGACGAGTTAAAAGACCAAGCCCTCCATTCTGGTAATCGGACCACTGGATGGTTCGGCCTGGACTGGTGCGGGAATCAGATTGTGTTCGCTCCTGACGGGAGCGAGTGGAGCATAAAATCATGATTGAGAGCAAAGGTGCACTCACAAGCAAGATCAATTGGCTTGGCATCCTGATCCTGGTCGTTACGGTCCTCCAAGATCCGGTGTTTGCGGATCTGTTCGGTAGTCTGTTCCCTGCGGGCATGATTGACCGTCTGGGCTACGCTCTAGGGATACTTGTTTTGTATTTCCGCAGCAATGGGGAGGTCAACCTGCCAGTGGATTGGAAGCAGCCATTGAAGAAAGCTCTTTTAGCCCTTCTCTTCCTCCCATTCCTGACAGCTTATGCTAATGCAGGTCCTGTGATAGGTGGTGGAGCTGGTGGTGGAGCTGGCACTGGAGATATGGCTGAAGCAATATACTCCACAGACGGCAAAATTAAAACTTCAAAAGGCGGCACGGGCAAGGATTCGTCCGCCTGGGATGGCTGCTATCCCAGCCTCGATGCCGGCATATGGAGCTGTGATGACAACGACACACGAATGCAGCGCCTGATCGGTTTGGTGATCGGGACGAACGTGCTGGCTCCGAATGGTGATGGAAGTGGGTTGACTGGTGTCACGAAACCCGGCGACCTTGCTGCCTACGAAACCGCTACCGGCTGTACGCATGATGGAGCTGGGAATATCACGTGTGCCAGCTACACGACGACCAAGGTCAATAACACCGCTTCTCAGCAGCTTCTCTACGGCGACAACGGCACGCAGACCCTTGGCGCAGGCTGGATGGGACCGCACGACACAACAGCCAGAACAGCCAACTATTATGTCAGAATGCCGACTGAAGAACCCACGGATGGTCAAGTGATTGCTGCTGGCACTCCGAGCGAGCATATTGCTGGCGCAACATGGGTTACTCCTATCCGGGCTGGCGTAACTGAAATCACCAAGTACCAGTACCTTCCTGCTGCCTGGTTCGAGGACAATGCAACGTCTCCTCCTGCAGCCGCTGCGGTAATCTCCGGCGAGGAAACCAAGGCGCGGCTCTTTGCCGATAACGAAACGTCCATTGTGCTCTGGCAGGTTGATCCTGAGTGGTCGGCGGGGCTCAAGTTTCGGGTCTACTACTCCCTGGTGGCGAATGGCGAAGCCAACGACACGGCCATTTTTCGACTCAAAGGTTGCACTATCGGCAATAGTGAGGCACTGACCTGCACGGCTGGCGATCCCATTGGGGTAAGTGACGAGATTGGGACCGACGACGAAATCAACGAATTGATGATTACCGGATGGTCTGATGCCGTGACGATCACCAATATTGCCGCGAATGAGTTGGCCAGACTCACATTCTACAGGGGTTCCGACGACGAGGCTGGAGAGCTGAACGTGATCGGCATCGAGATCAAGTACCAGGCGAAAATCAGCGCTGCCAGCGACTACTAGGAGACCACCCATGAAACGACTGCTCATAGCGTTACTGTTGCTGGCCGCTCCCGCCTGGGCCGAGGAACCTGTTCAGCTTGCAAGGATGAACCCGGCTGTGCTCGGCGCGGGGGGGAGTGTGGCTCCAAGCTGTGTTACTCCCGCCCAAGAATGCGGTAGTGGAACAACTGCTGGCGCAAATGTCAACTGGTTTTATTTGGCCTCACCGTTTATCGCTTCTGAATCTGTTACGATATGTTCGGTTGATGTAACCCTAAAAAAGGTTGGTACTCCAGAAGGAACACATAAAGCTGGAATATATACAAACAATGCGGCTGGATGTTCAGGGGTCGATTGTCCTGGGACATTGGTCGGGAGTTGGTCAGATGACTATAATAATTCCGACCTATCAATAGATTATGCTGTGTTGAACAGAACGAAAGCTGCTGGTGGATTAGAGGCATCCGTAACCGCCGATGAAAAATATTGGCTTGTTATGTATTCATCTCTTGGGTCTTTTAACGCAGCTCCTTATCCTCTAGGAGATTTAGCTTGCGGAAACACAGTTCAACAATCAGATAATGGGAACACTTGGACTTCTGCAGCAGTTTATTCATTGAAATTTCAATTCTATAAGTAGAAAAGTAATGTATTGGATAATAATATTTTTCATTCTTTGTTTTCCATTAAATAGTTTCGCAGCTGAAACATATTGGGTGAGCCCAACCGGTGCGGCGGCAGATATGGCTTCTTGCTCTGGGTCTACTCCATTGAGTGGGACCGATGCCTGCACGCGCACAAAGGCAATGGCTTTCGCGCTCCAGCCGGGAGATGTTGTCTATTTCCGGGCCGGAACCTATACGGTCGCCAGTTCCGGCCTCGACTATGAGGGCATAAAGCTAGCCGCGAAGTGTGGAGGTGGATCAGATCCTTGCAATGGTTCTTCCGGCAATCCTATTATTTTTTCGTCATACAACGATGAGGAAGTGATAATTGACGGGGGTGCCTATTCCTACGGTATCGCTCTTACCAGTAGAGACTATGTAAAAATAGACGGCATTACATTCCGAAATATCGCCTCTTGGGGACATGTCAGCGGCAGTGATTATGTGGAGATCACCAACTGTACCTTTGGACCAGCAACGACAGAAGTCTCACAGACTGGGTTAGGCATATCTAATGGTAGCACTCACGCCTGGATTCATGGCAACACGTTTGAGGCTGCATTAAGTCCAAGTGGGGCTTGCGCTGAGGGGTCTGATCTGCTGCGGATTGGGAGTGGCTATGCTATTGGCAAAGTAGATCCAGGGAATAATTATCACACGATTGAAGATAATGTATTTGCTCATGCTGCACATACGAATTTTGATAATTATGGCATGTACAACATCGTCAGAAATAATGTATCACACAATGAGCCGTGGATTACTGGATGCACAACCGGGCAGTCTGGGAAAGAGCCTAAATACGACACTTCCGAAACGTCCCTAGCCCTGGGGACGGGATCAAAATCCCTGACCGTCTCAACAGGGAAAACCTACAGGGCAGGCTCACCTATCGGAATTATCTCCACAGCTTCCCCGCAGAATGCCATGAGCGGAACTGTGTCGAGCTACAACAGCGGAACCGGGGCGCTCGTGGTCAACGTAACGTACTCGACTGGATCAGGGACAATCTCAAGTTGGACCATCTCGAAAGGGAACTACCCGTATTACGAAACCGCATCCTATAACGACAAGTACGGCCATCGAAACTTCCAGGTTTCGGACGATTATGCTAGAGATGGTTTATTCAACCTTTATGAGGGCAATCGTCTCGGGCATGCCTCGAACAACCCCGGCAACGGTGGTCCGATGGGTTTCGATGTGGCTGGGCCTAAGAATCTGGTGCGCTACAATGCGATCTATAACGGCATGAGTGCCGGAATATACTTCAAATATGCACATTCAAGTTTGACGTCTCCGATCACATCCACATCATCTGTAGAAATCGGGGAGGGAGAGAAAACCTTCACTATCGCTTCTGGACTGGTCATTTATGACGGGCAGACATTAAGAATTTGGAACGTAGCAGACAAAACAAAGGCGATGACGGGTACGGTTGCGAGTTACAACGAGGGGACCGGCGAGCTTGTGGCAAACATAACTGCAACTAATGGGTCTGGAACCCTCGACGCATGGCAAGTATTCTGGAATGGGGCATCTGGAGGAATCAATAACCGAATATATAATAATACCCTGTATCACAATGGGGAGGGCTACGACTGGAGAGCGTATGGCAACATGAATGTTGCCTATAGCGGAGTTGGAATATGTCAAGCAAACAGTGCCGGAATCGGTTCAACAAGCAATGTGATTAAGAATAATATCGTCTATGACAATAAGGAAGGGGCTATATGCTCAATAAGACTCTACGATGGAGATAGCACTACCACCCAATGTAGCGCGAGAGATTGGGATACAATTTCAAACAATCTATCGGGTGGCACTGGTGACTTGCCAACAAACGACCCGCTTTTCGTCAACCCTGACTTGACTGATCCGACGAGCACGACCTTGCCAAATCTATCCCTGCAATCCTCATCCCCTGCAATCGACGGCGGAACATTTCTCACTCTTGCCAACGGTGCAGGTGACAACAACGCCACCATACATGTTGACGATGCGCTCTATTTTCAGGACGGCACTTGGGGGTCGTCGCTCTCGAACATCCAGGCCGACTGGATAGCCATCGGCACCGTAACTAACGTGGTCCAGATCAGTTCCATCGACTACCAGACCAATACAATCACCCTGGCCGAGGCCAAGACCTGGGCCGACGATGCACCCATTTGGCTCTACAAGAAGAGCGATGGTGAGCGAGTGCTCTATGGGTCGGCTCCAGACTATGGCGCGTATGAGTACGATCCAGGAGCCGCCCCCCAGGTCACCGGCAGCTTCGGAGGGATTCTGCATTGAGGAAAAAGTGAGGCGCTGAAATCCCTCATCGAGGAGCAGGTGAAATGACCTACTACAGACACTACGATGATTGTGAGACCGTTTCAACGAGTAGTATCAATGTCGGTTGCTCCTTTTGTGGGCGCGATCTGTCGAATTATTATGTAGTGACCTATTTGGATGGGCGGCCGATTTGTGATGAGTGTCTGGCCAAAGTGCAATTGTCGGTACAGTGATCTGGAACTATGGGAAGCAGGTGAAGTGAGCAATCGTTGGCAAATATATCTCGGCTGGTCAGATGGACGATGTTTTCGTTATGGCAGCGCCAAGACGGAACGTGGAGTAACAGATATACTCAAGTTGGCACTCAAGAACAGTTACTTTCGTGAGGAAGGGCTCTGCATCGGCAAGATAGTTCATCCGTCTGGTTGGGTAAGCTATTTTTCATGATGAGGATACCCGCCAATGGCGGGAGGAGATCGGGGCCTGCAAGGAGGTAAGCTCTGAAGAATATCACAAATGTGGAGCTTTAGCTGATGGCAAACTGGAGAGATATCATCGGCCTAATCAGGAACTCGGTCCCAGACCTGCTCCTAAGGTCCCGCTCTGAACTTATGAGCAAGGTTGGGACCACCTTTGGTGGAGGCAGGAAGCATTACGAGATATTCGGCTGGCCGGTGTCTCTTGACTGGGACTACTATGAGCATTTGTACAAGCGTGGAGGAATTGCCCGAAGGATTGTGGTTGCTTATCCTCAGGCAACATGGCACTCTGCCCCCGTTGTCTCCGAGATTGACAAAGCTGGTGATCCAAAAGGTCTGTCTCCATTTGAAGAGGCGTGGAAGACTCTGGTTGGGGCTTTGAACCTGTTCCATTACCTGGAGCGGGCAGATAGATTGGCCCGACTTGGGACCTTCTCGCTGCTTTTCATGGGCTACAGCGATGCCAAACGGCAGGAAGACCTGGCGGAGCCTGTCGGTGTTCTCTCAGGTAAGACTCCCCCGATACTGTACCTCCAGGCTTACGGCCAGAACAAGATCCAGGTGAATTCCTGGGAAGATGACTACTCCTCCCCGAGGTATGGACTCCCAAAGATATACCAGATAACTTTCGAGGTAGCTTCTTCTGGGAGTTCATCGGCAAGACCAGCCACTCGGTCTGTTCTGGTCCATCACACCAGAACCTTGCACGTAGCAGAGGACCAGTTTGATTGTGACTCAGAAGGTACTCCTTGTCTGGAACCGGTGTTGAACTATCTCCTGGATCTGGAGAAAGTCCACGGCTCCTCAGCTGAGTCCTTCTTCCAGCAAAGTCCGCCTCTGCTGATGCTGAATGCCGATAAGGAAGCTACCATAGACTCGCTGGATGACGATGACACCCAGGACAAGATAGAGTCATTCATACACGGCTACAAGAGGTGGCTGTCTACCCAGGGGATGACCGCAACGATGCTTGCCCCCCAGCTGGGAGACCCATCGTCCATCAAGGAGATGCTGTTGGAGCTCATCGCAGGAACTACCGGCATTCCGAAAAGAATCTTGGTCGGTAGCGAGAGAGGAGAGCTGGCCAGCACCCAGGATGAGACTGCTTGGAACAGTAGGGTCGAGGAACGCCAGATGAACTGGGCAGAGCCCATGGTCCTGAGAAAGCTGATCGATATCTGGATAGATCTGGGTATCCTTCCTAAGCCTGCTGGCGGGTATGATGTTGTCTGGACTGCCAATCAGTCTATAGGAGAGGAAGCCCAGTCAAAGATAGCGACAAATCTATCCTCGGCGCTGGCCAGCTATGCCTCAGCCTCCACCGCCCAGGAAATACTGCCCCCAGATGTATTCCTTGAGACCATCCTGATGCTAGATCCGGAGGTTGTTGATAAGATTCGGGGGATGCGCGAGGAACTGTGGGAGCTTGAGTACGAGGGGATGAAGGAGGCAGCTGCAGCCGTCGATGGGGAAGGAAGAACAGAGGGTGAGTTAGGTCCTTTCGTCCACAAGAAAACAGGGAAGAAATCTGCTGTAGGTAAGGCAGGAAAACCGTTCTCAGAGGTTGAACACCCCAGGGGAAAGGCTGGGAAGTTCAGGGAAAAGGGAGCAGGCCTTTCGGAAAAAGCCAAGCGGGCAAAAGCTTCTCACGTTACTGCTACCAGGGAGATGCAACGTGCCGCAATCAAGAACGAGAGGGACCTGGCCAAGCGCATCAAGGCCAAGCACCTCCCAGACAACGAGCCTTTTGATGTAATGACTACGGCTCATGCTTTTGAGGTCAAGACCATCCTGGTCGGAAAGCATGACAAGATCACCATGCGCAAGGAGTGCCGAGAGAGGAAGATAGATTTCGCCTCTAAGAATAAGCTGAAGATGCACACAGTGGTGTTTGACAACCGGAGCGATGTGGTGTATTATTCCAAGGGAGTCGGGAGCTTTCGCTTGGGAAGCATGGAGAGGCTGGGAACGATAAACTCGTATGGCAATGCTCTCAAGCGAAAGCTCAAGGAGGAGTGACTGATGTCCTACTATGCCTATGATTCAAACGGATACGTAGGAGATTTGGGAACAAATACGGGCTGGAAGTCCCTGTGCGACTACCTTATGGATAACGGAAATCCAGCATCCAAGTCCCTTTGTCGGGATGGATGGTCAGATGGGATAGATTTCAGGGATATCCCAGAGCCTGAAGACAAAGTGCTCCTGGGGCTGTACAGCAACCTGAAGGAGTTAGCCAGCAGGTGCGAGGAGGTTCTCATCGTGTCCCAGGGGTTTGAGGAAGAGCTAAATGAAGATTAGTCCCCGTGGGATAGACCTAATCAAGAAGTGCGAGGGCTTCCGTTCCCGATCTTACCTGTGTCCATCAGGAGTCCCGACCATAGGCTGGGGCCACACCAGGGACATCTATCTTGGGATGGTCTGCACTGAGGCCGAAGCCCAGGAAGGGCTGGAGGAGGATCTGGCCTATTTTTCCAAGATAGTTGAGGACCATGTTCAGGTCCCTCTTAATGAGAACCAGTTCTCGGCTCTGGTGTCCTTCGCATTCAATGTAGGTGCTTTGAACTTCATCTCCAGCACCCTGCTCAAGCTTCTGAACCAGGGAGATTATAGCGCTGTTCCCGATCAACTCAGGAGGTGGGTGTTTGGACGAGACCGAAAGACCAAGGCCAAGATTAAATTGGGTGGCCTGGTGAGAAGACGAGAGCTGGAAGCGGCCCTCTGGGAAAGCAAATGACTGATTACAGAGCCTTACTGCTGAACTCGGTCGCCTCAGATCCAACCCGCACCCTGACTCTTAGGAATAAGTGGGTTGCGGACTGGAACAGACGGATCAAGGCTCTGAAGTCAGTGGTGCTGAAGGCCATAGTCGAGCAGGATGTGTTTGGCTTAAAGGAGCAGGAGCACTTCCTACAGGTTCAGGAAGATCTGCCTGTCCCAGAGCCCAGGAAGTTTGCTTATCGGTACAGTCAGCAGAAGGTTGAGGCGTTCATGGCGTGGCTGAAGGAGATGGAATCCAGAAGTCTACTGGAGATCATCCAACGACCGGGCACCCTACGGCCTGAGGGCGAGCCTTGGTCTAACCTATATGTTCGCTCGGCCTACCAGCGTGGCCTGGAATATGCCCGGACGAACATAGCTTCCCGGAGTGCTGAGATTGCGGCTGGTATGGGTTTGAAGGTTCCCCTTCCTCCTTCCTTCAAGTCTACCGGTGCGGCAATCTCAGCACTACTACATCAGCCCTTTCATGCCGATAGACTGGCTTTGGCCTACACCAGGGTGTTCGATGAGCTCAAGGGCGTCACTGCAGCGATGGATCAGCAGATCAGTAGGGAGCTGGCCAAGGGGATCATGGAGGGTCTGAATCCTAGGGACATCGGGGAGAGGATCGGGGACAGGATTGAGGCCATTGGCGCTACCAGGGGCAGACTCATAGCCAGGACCGAGGTCATCAATGTCCACGCCCAGGCTGCACTGAATGAGTACTATTCCGCTGAGAAGACCACCGGAGAGGTGGTGCTGGTACAGTGGAAAGCTACCCACGATAGCAGGGTCCGAGAGAAGCACCTAGACAGGGACATGGGGGTATACACCAAGGAAGAAGCCTATGCACTGATAGGCGAGCCGAACTGCAGATGTGCCTTGTTGCCATACATACCGGCTGTCCAGGGGATGCCTGCTAAGGCCACTGCTGCTGCCAGGAAGGTCTGCAAGTCTGCTATTGAGGATCTGGATGAGCGGGAGAAGAAGCTGCTGGAGAAGAAGGCTGAGCTGAAAAAGCTAACTTGGAATCCTCCTGAAAAGTTTAGTGAAGACTGGTGCTTGGCTAAATTTAAGGAGTTTGGGTTTCATTCAATTGCTAATCATCGAGTGAATAAAGAGGTATTTCAGAAAGCTGTAAACGGATGTGGAGAAGATTTAGTGGGTTTATTTAATCGTTATCCTGGGTTGAGAGTGGTGCTTGAGAATTTAGACAGACAGGTTTCCGGGTATGTAACAAGGAGTCTAGATTTTTATCCAGGAGACACACTTCCAGCAGCCTTAGTTTCTAATGCAAGTGGTTTGTATTCTGTAGGTTCTATTAGCCTTTCCACCAGATATAAGGATTTTCACAAGGGTCCTGGTCCCTATAGCGTTGGGAGAGGAGATGCAGGAGATCCTTATAATGGAATATCTATTCTAAGGCATGAGTTTGGGCATTTTCTTCACGATTTTATATCAAAAGAAATGAAGCAGGAGTGGGAGAGTATTTTTTCTTCTCTTGGCGGCATTGTTACAGAGGATAGGCGAAGACAAACTGCTAATAATCCAATAACGACTTTGATATCTCCCTATGCAGCCACTAACCACTCGGAAGGTTTCGCTGAATCATTTGCAATCTATGTGAATGAGGAGTATGGAACTGGTAACAGAAAGAGGTTACCAGACCAAGTCGAGAAATTTTTTAAGAAAGTTTTAGACCGATGAGGATTCGTTGTAAGTGTGAAATAAGAGAGTGCAAGAATTTTCTTGGAGTAATTTTAGAGGACCCAAAAGCTGAGGAAACTGGGCAAATTTATTATTGCTTGGCTTTTCCTAACGGGATTCCAAATGAGATTGCATATGGCAATAACTTCCACACCGATCCTTACTCGGGAGACAACGGCATTCAGTTTGAGCCAAAGGAGAAATAACCATGCCAATTCCAAAACCCAAGAAGGGTGAGAAGGAGAAGGACTTCATCAGTCGTTGTATGGGTGCCATAGGGGACGAGTACAAGGACAAGGACCAGGCTGTTGCTGTCTGTTACCAGTCCTGGAAGGACAAGTCCAAGCCCAAGGCAAATGGTGCGGTGGTCCTGGCGGCTAACATCGATCCTGATCTCGTTCGGGAGGAGGTCCTAGAGGGCACGGCTTACAAGGTTGCCCCAGTGGTGATGGCGGTTGAAGGAGTTATGAATGATATCTTCTACCCAGCTGAGGAGCTCGGTAAGTTTGTCTCCTCCTGGGATGGTCGCCCTGTCACCCTCTATCACCCCAAGGACGAGCAGGGTGAGTTCATTTCGGCTAACAGCCCATCTGTGGCGGAAAGGACCAAGCTTGGCCAGCTCTACCATACCAGATTTGAGGAGGAGACTCTTAAATCAGAGGTCTGGATTAACATCCCGAAAACAAGCCGAGTCCGACCGGAGGTGCTTGAGTACCTTGGAGGCACAAAGGACCGACTGGAAGTGTCCACCGGCCTGTGGGGGGAAGTCGAGAAGAATCCTGGGGAATTTAATGGGACCAAGTACAGCTACGTTATGCGTAACATTAGGCCAGACCACCTGGCACTTCTCCCAGGTGGAGAAGGAGCCTGCAGCTGGAAGGACGGGTGTGGGCTGAGGGCCAATGAGTGTGTGGTTGCCAACATAACTGACACTCAGCTCAGAGAGGCTTTGGTAAAGGCTCTAACATCTCTACCATCCAGATCCAAGCTGTGTTATATAGTGGAAATCGACCTGAGCAAGAAGCAGGTCATTTATGAGGAGTACCTTTCAACCGACGGAAGCTCCAAGCTTTATCGTCGTGGGTATACAATGGAGAATGGAGTGGCTACCCTCTCCAACGATCCAGTAGAAGTAGTCAGGGTGGTCTCTTATGAAACAGTTAAGACGAATGAGAAAGGAGTACAGAAGATGGACAAAAAAGAGGAGATGGTCCAGAAGATCATCGATGATCCGAGGACCAAGTTTGAGGAAGGCTGTCGTGGGTTTCTGAACGCACTGGAGGAGGATCAGCTGGATCGGCTCATCCCTCCGGACAATGTCATCGTGAAGCCCGCCGAGGAGCCCAAGACCAATCTCCAGCAAACCGTGGATAAGGCGACCAAGGACTCCTTCCAGCCTAACCAGGACGATAAGAAACCTGTCCCACCGGCTACTGCTGAGGAATGGCTGGCAACTCAGGAGCAGATGCCCAAGGAAGTCCGGGACAGCATCCTGGAGGGGATCGCGCTCAACACTATGCAGAGGACAGAGATCATCGAGTCCATCTCCAAAGATCCTCGCAACACTTTCACCAACGAGCAGCTCCAGGCCAAACCCACTTCTGAGCTCAAGGCTCTGGCTGCTTTCGTGAAGCCGCTGAAGGAGGGCGAAGAATCTGCCGGATTCTTTGGTATGCGCGCAACCCCATCTGCCAATGGAAATAAGGACAAGGAGCCGGACCCTTTGCTGGTCCCTGATTTGGCTGAGATCTTTCAGAAAAACCACAACAGCAAGTAAGGAGGTGAACAAACATGGCCTACAAAACCATTTTCCTGCGTAATGCCGAGTTCTGCCCCAGGGAAGAGGCCGTTGCGGCAGAGGCTGGGATCTATCCGGGAATGTTCCTGGACATCGACAGCAACGGCAAGTTTGAGCTCCAGGATGAGTCTGAGACGGTCGGTCCCCTTCTGGTGGCGGATGTTGATGTCCTTCAGGGTAAGACCATCTCGGATGCCTACCCCGTCAGCACCCAGGTGTTGGCTCGTTGGGTTGGGATCGGGGCTGAGATTTACGCCTATGTTGCCCCCGGCCACAACGTTGCCAAGGGAGCACTGCTGACCTTCGCAGGCTATGAGTCTCCTGGGGCTTTGGGCAACGCCCAGCAGTCTTCGGCCCAGCTTGGCACTGGTGTCCACTTCAAGGCTCTGGAAGCCAAGGACAACAGCTCCGCATCTGCTGCTGCTCGTATCCGCGTTCAGCGCATTCGCTAAGAGAGGAGGTGATACAACATGAAGCAAAAACCGTCTTTGGTAACTGCTCCGTTCACTGTTAACGCCAGCACCGGGGAGGTTGTGCACGGCACCCAGCACCTTATGAGCAATATGAGTGCGGGCGCCATGTCGGCTTTTATGAACATGGGCATGAATCCTCAGGCTCTTCGGCCTTGGGTGAATCTGGACCGCTCTTCCATGGCTGTCCGGGCCAATCTCATGGATCTGGCTCTTCAGGCCAATGACGCTGGACTCAATGTTGACCAGTTTCTCGGGAACATCGATGCCTATGTCACCGTCAATGGCAAGAACTACCGAGTCAACGCTGCCACCCTCCTGAAGGACGAGTGGAAGCAGTACGACGATGTGGTGCTCCGGGTGGCCCAAGAGCGTCTGGTCGGCGTCGGTGACCTCCTCTCTCGTGGGCTGGTCTACAACGTCCCCAATGCTCTCGGCACCACCGTGCTTGAGTATGAGCATGTGTCTGATGTTGAGGCTGCGCAGATGAGCATGGATGCGATGACTCGTGGAAGGGCAGATCTTCCCGAGTTCACCATCAACTATCTGCCCCTGCCCATCGTCCACGATGACTTCTACCTCACCATTCGTCACCTGACCGCCAGCCGCAAGCGTGGTACTCCCCTGGACACTCTCCGAGCGGAGATGGGCACCAGGAATGTTACTGAGTATATCGAGAACATGCTGTTCAACGGTCCTGGTGGTGCTGCTTCGGCCACTACCTTTGTCTATGGCGGCGGGACCATCTACGGCTACCGCAACTTCACCTCCGTCAACACCTACACCACTATGGCAGACTGGGGTTCCAGCGGCATTACTGGGGAGGAGGTCCTGAAGGACGTCCTCAACATGAAGCAGGCCCTCATTGATGACAACCACTACGGCCCTTACATGATCTATATCCCAACGGCCTACGAGACTGTGTTGGACGATGACTTCAAGTCCAACAGCGACAAGTCCATCCGCCAGAGGATCATGGAGATCAGTGGTATTGAGGGGGTCAAGGTCGCAGACAAGCTCTATGATGACAACGTCATCATGGTGGAGATGCGTCCCGAGAATGTCCGGATGGTTGTTGGCTTCCAGCCCATGATGATCGAATGGAATAGCATGGGTGGGATGCAGTTCGAGTACAAGATCATGGCCATCATGGTTCCTCAGTTCCGGGCGGACGCCAACGGTAACTGCGGCATCATCGTTGGTACCACCAGCTAGAGCCAGCTGCTGAGTGTGCTCCAAGTATGGAGGAGCGGTTCCCTACCCTAGGACTGGCGAGAGTGCCCAGCCCTAGGATCAACTCCTTCGCCTACAGAAAAGGATAATACATGTTGACTTACAGACGGAAGATCGGTAGCGGAAAGTTGATTATGCAGCGGAGAGAAGGTGGCCACAAAGCTCGTATGGCCAGCCGCAAGGTGCTGTATCCTGGGGATGAGCTCACGGTGGCCTGTAAAGAGGAGCTCCCGGGCTGGCCCTCCCAGATCCACGGATGGGAGCTGGTGGAGGGTTATCCCGAGAAGGAAAGGGTCCCGAAACCCAGCAAAGCATTCCAGGGAGTGACCGAAGCTCTGCCAAATGCCAAACTGCAATGCCTTCGCCAAGGCTCCAGCAACCGTTGGAAGGTGGTCATTCAGGAGCCGGGACTCAACTACACTGACGGAGATGTGGTCCTCCCAGTAGGAACAAAGGTCCATCCCGGTTTCCTCACCCAGGAACGTGCTGAAGCCTGGGCAGCCAATGGGCGGGACGCTCTCGGTGGAGAATAGAGAAAGATGTCGCTGGAGTGGGAGAAAATACCCAAACCATGGCCAGGGGAGAGGGTCTTTGTAGTAGGAGGTGGGCCCAGTCTTGAAAACATGCCCTGGGGCATTCTACGTGGCAAAAACGTGGTGGCCTGCAATGCTTCGGCCTTCCTCATCCCGGAAGGGATTGCCCAGTGGGGGATCTTTGGGGACAAGCTTTTTTTGCGTCACTTCCGCAAGGAGCTGAGAAGCTATGTCTCAAAAGGAGGACAGCTCATCAATGCCACAGGCAGAAGGCCCACAGAGGAAAACCACTGGATGCTGCAGGTCAAACGCTTAAACGGTCGAAAGGCCTGGGGGCTGGATACAGATCCCTGGGTTCTTCGCTGGAATCGTTCTACTGGCGGGTGTGCCATAGATGCTGCCTTCCATCTTGGTGCTTCGGAGATAGTGCTGCTGGGGTATGACATGTCGATGAATGGGGAGAAGCACAATTGGCACCAGGCTTATGATCCTCATTATGTTGAACGCAACAAGAAGACAGATTCCATCTGGATGCCCAGACCTTCTCCCACCATCTACAGGGAGATGATGTCCAGGGCTTTCAACGACATCAAGCGGGATGCAGACAAGTATGGGCTGAAGATATGGAATGCTAATCCAAAAAGTAAACTTACCACATTCGAGTTTACTGCTGTGGACGAGATGCTGGAGTAGGACATGGGTGGAGTGATCAAAGTTGGAAAGTCTGATGGTAAGTATGGGAAGTGGCTTGACTGGTTCAAGCCCGAGATTCGAGAGGAATATGACTCTCTTCCAAGGGTATTCCACAACCAGACGGTATTTGTCCTAGGAGGAGGTCCAAGCCTGAACCACACCAAGCTGGACCTCATAAAGAAGCGTCCCGTGGTGGGGTGCAACGATGCCTTTCGTCTTGGTACATGGGTTGACTGGTGTGTATTTGCAGACAGGCGCTGGTTCGGCTGGAATGAGATTGAACTAGCAAAGTGGCCAAACCGAGAAAGGGTGGTGTGCTGTGTACCCCAGCTACTGGAGAAGAGAAACACAGACTGGCCATGGCTCAAGATCCTCCGCAGGGATGAGGCACGCTTCGGCCTATCGGTGGAGCAGGACACTCTCTGCTGGAATCGGGGATGCGGCGGCACTGCTATTAACGTTGCTTATCTTCTTGGTGCTGCCCGTATTGTACTGCTTGGCTTTGATATGCGGGTGGTTGATGGATCGCACAACTGGCACAACTACCACCAGAAGGAAGAGCGGGCGAGGATCTACCAAAGCAGCATGATGCCCTTTCTGAAGCCCATGAGTGATGCTATGAAGGTCACCGGACTTCAGATCGTAAATGCCACCCCTAAGAGCGCCCTCAATATCTTCACTCACCTATCCCTTGAAGAAGTCCTGGCGATGGGGTGGTGACTATGAAATTCATTTCCAGGACATACCGAGAGATGATGCAGGAGGAAGCCCGAAGGAGGGCTGAGAGGGAGCGCTTGGCCCAAGGTCTTCCCCCAAGGGTGAAGGTTCTGTCGGAGTGGAAAACTTTGGATGAACTTATCCGAGGCAAGTCCATAGCAAGGTTTGGGGATGGAGAGATAAAGCATATGGATGGTAGGAGGAATGTGAGCCAAGTCCATCATCCAGAGCTGACTCGTAGGCTGAATGAGGTGTTCAGGAGCCGAGTACCAAACCTGCTGATAGGTATTCCTAATGTGTACAATGGCAGGGAATTCACCGAGGTAAACCAGGACTATATCTACAACATGTATAGGAGGTTTCGCAAGATTGCGGACAAGACCTACACATACGCCAGCTCCTACATCACCAGGGGGGATCTCTGCGGGTATTTGTCCTGGCCATCCTACTGGAACCGAGTGTTTAAGCTGTGGGAAGACAGGCCAATAACTCTGGTCAGAGGACACGAGAAGAGGGCCACCGGCGGGGGAATGTTTGCCAAGGCCAGATCAGTCCACCACATACAAACTCCAGCTAGTGGAGCGTGGAAGGAATATGAAAGAATCTTCGGGGAATGCCTCCAGCGACCTAAAGATGATCTGTTTCTGCTTTGTGTTGGGCCAACTGCTACTGTTCTTGCTCATGATCTGGCTGTGAATGGCAGGCAGGCTGTTGACATAGGGCATCTGGGGATGTTCTACAGCAGAAATTGGGGGATAGAGGACGACAGGGACAGGCAGGTCTGGCATCATCGCCCTACGGACCCCGGATATGTCCCGGGATCGGAGTATTAAACCATGTTGACCGTTGCTTGTGTTTGGGTAAGGAGCGAGATTTTTGACTCTGTTGATTGGGTCTGGAAGCTTTATCGCATGGTTGATAGGCGTATGGGGATGGTCCATCGACCCTTCAAGTTTGTTTGCATAACTCCCCACGTAGAAGAGTTCAGCGGGTATGACTGGGTGGTAGCCTTTCCTCCTTCGATGGTGATTCCTCCCAAGGAGGTGAAGAAACATTGGTGGAAGCTGAATCTGTTTGCCCTGCCTGGTGATCAGGTTCTGTACTTTGACCTCGATGTGGTGATAATGAAGAGCATCGTTCCGCTGATAGAGTTTCCGAGCGACTTCTGCGTGGCTCCTTCTTCGGGAGTTCCGATGAGAGGACACGACTTCAACAGCTCGGTGATGTCTTGGAAACCGAAGAGTGAGGTTGTTCTTCGGATCAATACTCTCATTACTGAGCACTTTGGCCGCAAGCCTGTGTATGAGCAGTTTGCCGGAGATCAGCAATGGCTGTCCTCATTGCCGATCAGGGTAGACCTGTTCCCCTCTAAGTGGATAAGCAAGTATCTCCCCAAAGGAGGAATCAGGCATCCAGATCCCGATGTCATCGTTTCTCTCCTTATCCAAGGAGGTAAGAATCGTCAGCTCATTGAGAATGGACATACTTGGATAGCGGATTATTGGCGATGAACAAACTGACCTTGATCTACCCATACTACAACTCGGCAGGCATCCTTCAGAAGCAGCTGGATGGGTGGAATGCCCTACCGCCGGATTTGATCGCTAATTTGGTCGTTATCCTTGTTGATGACGGTAGCCCAGTATTCCCTGCCCTGCCCGTGATTCAACGGCAGGAAAGCATAAAATTCGAGCTCAGGCTGTACTGTGTTAAGGTAGACATTCCCTGGAACCAGCATGGGGCGAGAAATCTTGGGGCCAGGGTGGCGGATGACGGCTGGCTCTTCATGTCTGATATTGATCACCAGCTCCCAGAAGATTCTATTCGAGGGCTGATGACCAGGAAACTGAACGAGAAGTGCTATTACACCCTCCAGCGGGTCACAGCGGTAAAGAAGGAAGATGGGAATCTGAAGTATGATCTTATGACTGATGCCTTCGGGAAGCCAAAGCCTCATCCCAATACCTTCCTGGTCACCAAGGATATGTTCTGGAAGACTGGAGGATATGACGAGGATTACTGTGGGGTGTATGGGGGAGATGGACCATTCATGCGCTGGCTGAACAAGGCTGCAGAAAAGAGGCATTTCGTAGATCTTATCCTTGTTAGATGGACCAGGGACTTGATTCCAGATGCCAGCCAGCCTCCAGAGTACAGGGAGAAATACAGGGCCTTGTACCGCACCAAGTTTGAGAAGAAGGGCGGGGGAGGAAAGAATCTTCAATTTCCCAAAGACCCAGTAAGGTTTCCGTGGGAGCGGCTGATATGATCACAACGGTGGTGTGCTGGAAGTGGAAACCTGAGGCGGGAGCCAAGCACGAGGAGAAGAGGAGAGGCTTTTCTGCCGTTCATGTAAACAAGCTTAGAGCTGCAATAGAAAAGAATACCTCCACTCCCCATGAGTTTGTCTGCGTTACTGATGATTGGGTCGGCCTCCACAGCTCCGTCCGGGTGGTGAATATAGACCGACATTTCAGCGAATTTGTTGAGTTAGGAGGATGCTATCGACGACTTCGGGCTTTTGATTACACTGCTGGTCTTGCTCTTTTTGGCCCCAGATTCATCTCCATAGATCTGGATGTGGTGGTGACTGGAAACCTGGATTCCATATTGGGATGCGAGGATGACTTCCGCATCTGGTATGACAAGGCCAAGAGGAGAACGCCTTACTGCGGGAGTCTTTGGGGGATGAGAGCTGGG